ATATTATATGGATACCGGTTTGTTGATTTCTTCCTTGGTGCGAATAAAACGAACCAGGCCTAACGTGTGCAAACTTTCAATCACGCTCTCTGTGCCGCGAATACCGACTGACGGTGGGCGTTGTCGCCATTGCACTTCACCGGTGTTGAAAGTGCCTGTTTTGGTTTTGCCGTTTAATGTCAATTCATCTCGGCGGCTTTCACACCAGGCTTGCACCGCATCTTGTTTTGGCGCGAGCTTTTCTTTGATTGCGTTCATCAATGGGGCGTATTCTTCGGTGATTGCGGCCAAGCGGTCGTTTTGTTCAATCGCTAGGCGTTCTAATTCGCGGTTTAAATCGCCGATCTCTTTAATTGCCACTTCCACTTCATCGCGCGTTTGATAACGCACTGCAAAGGTGTCGGTTTTAATTCGGGTTGGTTTTTTTGCCATTTTTTCCTCCTGGTTTTTAGTGTAAATAACTGCGCCAAATTACCTTGATGCCTTCGACCATCATTTGATATTCGGCAAAATGCACGCCGTCGTTGCCTTGGATATACGCAAGCGCCTGGCCTGTTTTCTCTAATTTCTTCGTTAATGCGTTCGGTTCAATGCGCACGCGCGGTTTGATTTTGTCAAACTCAATGTTTAATACATGCAACCCCATTTTGTTTAACTCAAACACGCATTTTTGCGTTTGTGATAAGTAACCTAGGGCGATTTTGTTGCAGCCACCAAACACTGGATGTGGTTTAGTTTGCTCGCGCAAGGTGTTGTTTTTTGTAATACTTGTCATTAGTTCGCTCCTTTCATTTGTGCTTGGGCGGTTAAAATTAGGTCTAGTGTGATGACAGTGCCTTGTCCTTTTGCTGTCATGCCGGCTAGGCGTAAATATTGCGTTAAAGCGCGTAAGCCGCCCGCCTTGCCGCCGATGTCATAAAGGACGGTCATTAAATCCTTGTCGGCTATATCAAGCCCCCAGGCTTGCGCGATGGCTTTAATATCGCCTTTTGTGCTAGCTTTAACGCCGCAGTTGTTACCAATTCGTGACCAAAGACGCGCGTATTCATGCGCCTGGTTTACGCCGCCTTGGATGCGGGTGTAAACTTTATCGTTACCAATTAATGCAAAGCCTACTTCAGCTTCTTCTTGGATAATTCGGATCTCTTCTAACGCGTCATAAGGAAGGTGGTCGCTTTCATCAATGATGACCAAACCCTGTGTGCCTTTGAGCTTTTTAGTAATTAGGCGTGATAGGCGGTCTTTACGGCGTGGCGCATCGTTAATACCTAACTCAAGGGCTAACTCATACAAAATACTGCTTAAAGTGGCGCGCGCTGGGCTTGCGGTAATCATCCACACGTTTTGGTTGGCTTTTTTGTATTCTTGGCATGCTTTTGTTTTACCCACACCGCTCGCGCCGTAAACGGTCACCATGGTTGGCAAAATCTTGGCCATATCTAACGCTGAAAAAACTTTCTTGGCGGTCGGAATTTCGATAAAGTGCGGTGCTTCCACAAACACTTTTTCTTTTTTCTCGCGGGTTGAAAGCCAGTTTTTTAATGCAACTTCTACGTTTTCCACGTTCCCGGTGTAAGTGCCTTTTAAATATGCACTCAACGCCCCGGCTGAAATCCCAGCTTGCGCGGCAATTTCGCGCTGCGTGTGGACTTGGTTGTCTAAAAGTTGTTTGATTTGTTCAATTAAAGTCATGTTTAACGCTCCTTAAATTCGGCTTAAAGCCCTTTTTCTTCTTTAATCATGGCTAATCCTTTACGCCAGCCTTGTTCAAAATCGTTGGTTTCTTCATCGTCATCTAATACCGCTTCGTGTTTACGCACTGCGTTACCTTCTTGTCGGAATAGCTCGATGATTTTCGGTTCTAGCGGTTCTTCTTCCTCGAATTGAGGCTGATAACGCGCTGCTTCTTGTGCATTCATAGTGAGTGTAGCTTTTGCTTGGGCTTTCACCGCTTTCACCATTTGTTTGCGTGCTTTATCGTGTTCGCGGCCTTTCGCTTTATCGCCAAATGCCACCGCATCTGTACATTTTGCTTCGGCTAAGAACACACCATCCAAACCGTAAACCCACACTTTGTTGTGCAAGTCTTGCGGGTCGAATTTCACCACCACCTTGCGGTGTGCTGTGGCAATCAGCTCGCTCGCTAAATAGCGGTTTTTGCGATTATTGACCTTGCCACCAGCTTCTAACTCAAATGTGCCGTCTTTTCTCAATGTAACGGCTTCGCTCATCAACATTAAAAACCGCATTTGTTCTGCGCTTGCCTTGCGAATTTGCGCCTTGGCGTAATCGCGCTCAAACACTTGGCTGAAACTGTAAATGCCTTGGCATATTTCGGTTTGTCTGCCTTCGCGTTCATTGAAAGTGCGGATGCCATCTTCTATGGCTAAAATAAATGTGTCGTAATCTACGCCGTCTTTCCCGCCGTTATAGTTGTCAGGCTTGCTGTAAACATTTTCCCCGGCGTAAAAGCCCGCTAGGCTTGGGTGTTTATCAACTAACTCGCCTAAACCACCGTGTGAAAACGCACGTTCGATTGGTTTTGCTTGCCCGTGACCTTTGCCAAATTGCACTGATGTCCACAACAATTCGATGCCAAGCATCGGGATAATCCCGGTCACATCATCTTCTTTTACTTTGAAGCGGTAGCGGTTCTTAACGCCCCCGGTCATCCATTTGTTTGCCGCTGCGCGGGTGTTATCAATGGTGCATTTTTTCGGGATGCCGTATTTCCAAATCAGATCCATCAAACTTAATCGGATGGTGTCGCTGTTTTCGCTTAAATCTACGCGGTAGGCGAGAATTTTGCGGGTGCGAATGTCTTGCCAAATCCAGGTTTTAGGGCGGACAATTTCGCCGTTATGCCAACGCACAAATACGTTGTGTTGATAACCATCGCCGTTAATCCACTCAAGGGCTTCAATTTCGGCCACTGTGCGGCGCATTGATGGGTAATATTGCATGACTGCATGGTCACCTTCGCGTAATTGCACTTGCACTAATTTCGGCACTTCTCGCGCGATTTTGCGCTTAATGCTGCTCGCAGATGGGATAGACCAGCCGTTTTCTCGTGCGGCGCGTTTTAAACGCTCGTAACAGCTGCCAAATTGCGGGCATTCAGGTCTAAAATAGTCGGCCTTAAATGCCTCCCAGGCTTCTTCTGTGAAGTCTGCTTCTTTGCCAGCTTTTTTGTTGCTGTGTTTATCCAACAATAAAGGAAGCCAATCCGGGCGTTCAAAAGACCGCACTTTGTAATACCAACGTTTGAGCGACCCTTTCGCGATTTCATACTCGGAAGAAACCGCATCAAGCGCCATCATTAATGCCACGTTATTTCTCACTAAATCGTCTAGCTTGTGCAGTGGGGCGAGTTTCGCTTTTGCTTCTTCCTTTTGTTTATCGGTCGCTTTTTCATAAGGCTTCCAAATAACTTCCGGTAGGTAGTTGAGTTCTTTTTTGGCTTTCGGCGCTTCTGCCATAACAGGCGTCGCGTTTTGCTTTAATAAGATCTCGGCTTGAGTTTCTTGTGGTAGTGAAGTGAAGGCATATTCATAACCAACTCCACGAATACCTTGAACCTGTCTTTTTTCCCAATTTCCAGTGCGCGCTTTTTTATTAACTCCTTGCGGAGAGCTTGGCATTGTTTCTAAAGTTGCTAGTTGTTGGGCTGAAATCCACATGCTCATAAATCCTCCTACTCGTAGCGAGTTGGCCATATTTCCTCGGGAGTTTTACCAATAAAATCTGCGATGATCTTTTCGCCCTTTGGATATTTTCGGTCGAGCGCGTTTCCTAATGTTCTAGGATGTAAACCAGCTTCAACTGATAACTGAGATAGAGTTTTTCCTTTCTCTTGTATCATTGCTATGATGTATGCTCTGTGCATATTTTTTTTGTTCTTTCTCATAATGTGTTATCCTTACTCTTTAGATTAATTCCCAGGTGTTATTCTTTGGAAACTATGGAAACTATACACCTGAGTTTTCAGAAACTCAAGTAGTTTCTGAAAAATAATTAAACATTTTTGAATCGGCTTTTAAAGTCCTTTAATAATCAAATGTTTATATTTTAGAAACTAGCCAGAAACATAAGTTTCTGAAAGGTGCCATTATGAGAAACTCTAAAGAATGGTTTTCGGCAAATGAATTGAAAGACATTGCCGGGTTGCCAAATTCACCACAGGGTGTAAACAAAAGGGCAAGGACGCAGAATTGGAAAAAACGAGAAAGGGACGGAGTGCAAGGTGGCGCGCTTGAGTACCATGTATCATCACTTCCACCATCTGTGCAAAGGGAATTAGGCTTTTACCCCGATGAAATTCGAGTCCAGGATATTGCAGAAACAGCGGGGCGTTATGCCAAAGAGGCAATAAATAAGGCCACTGAGCTTGTTAGCGTGCCATTTTATAAGACATTTGCCTCTGCGGGCTTTGGTGCGTTTAATGATGACGTGTATGAACCGGATGATTTTGTGGGGTTAAGCTCGCTCTGGTTGCAACAACGCGGACTTCAAAAGAATAAACTGGCATTTATTCTAACCTCCGGCGATAGCATGACCCCAACAATCCACCACGGCGATATGTTATTAATCAACCGTGCCGTAACCACGCCGCGTGATGGGCAGATATATGTTATCCGTTCGGGCGATCAGCTTTGGGTTAAGCGCGTCCAGGGTATTCCTGGCGGCATTCGCTTGATTAGCGATAATAAAGAAATCTACGCCCCGATAGAGCTGATGTTTGAAGATAATTTAAACTTTGAAGTGTTGGGCCAGGTTGTTTTCATCGGCCACGACTTAATTTAAAGATTTAAACCTAAATTTAAAGCCATTTAAACCGCGTTTAATGTTTCCCATTTTTAGCGGTTAAACTGCCAATATTTAGAAAAATTTTCTCATT